ACGCAGATCTCCCATACGACGCTCGCAGCTTGCTAAACCTAAGCACAAATCACCGAGTCCAGTCCACAGGTGCGAGCATCTGCAATAGGGCCATGATAGCGTTCTACAATGACGTCCGTACAGCCGGAATCGAGGGCTGCAATATCGTACTCCAGGTGCACGATGAGATCATTGTCGAATGTCGAGATGAAGACGCCGATAACGTCGCGATATTGCTACAAAACGCCATGGAGAACACCGTCACACTCCCAGGTGTAAAACTTGAGGCAGTACCGGCTATTGGTAAAACTATCGCAGCGTTAAAATAGTTGACTTATTAATAATAATAGCCTATTATTAATACATCAGGAGGCCTCAGGATGAGACTTTTTATTAAGCGGTTACTTTCACACCTCCCCACCTCAATTCCAGTCGGGATGACTGAGTTTGAGGCTTGGGCTTCGAATATCATCGAGTTAAGCGGCAAGTTCGCTGACGAAGAGTCGATGAAGTTCGCTATTGCCACAATGCTTATCCACGCAGAATCACACGCTGGCCGTTTACCGCTTAACTACTTCGTAAGCCGCCTTCGCAAGGTAGCTGCCAACCAAGTAGCGGGCCAAGTATTCCAGGATATCAAGACTAAGCAAGCCGAAGCAGCGGCCGCAAAACAACAGGCTGAAGCTACTGCCGCAACATCGGCGGCTTCAGATGTCAAACCTAGCTCAACTTAAAAAGATCTGGTACGCGAAGCTTAAGGAGTCAGGGTTTCAGGACATCGAGTATTACGAAGAGTCGTCTTACGGAATGAACCGCTTTGATAAACACCCTGAAAATCCTGAGGTTATGCAAGCGAGAGCCGATTACTACCAGATGTCGACTCACTTTTTAAGTGACCATTCGTTCGAATCTGATTTTGAGAAAGACATTTGGGAGATACACGCGGACGGCATAAGCATCCGCAACATCACCAAGGTGCTCTTCGAAAAGCAAGGAATTAAGACTAGTAAAACTAAAGTCGGCAAAATCGTAAAGCGCCTTGAAGATACAATGAAAGCACTCTACCTACCGGAATATAGCAAACGCCATGGATCAACCAAACGTTAACGCCTTATACGAACTTCGAGAATACACCCCAGGTGACAAGCCTTTTATCATGGCGTCTATGTTAAAAGGCCTTTACTATGGCAGTCAACGCTATGGCAGCTTCGACAAGCGCATGTTCATGGACTCCTACAAGCTGATCATCGAAGCGATGCTAGAGAGCCCTGACGTAGCTGTGCAAGTCGCTTGTAGCACCGAGGCTTCTGACTTAATCATGGGATATAGCCTTCTAAGCGCGGACTACCAAACGATCCATTGGGTCTTCGTCAAGACCCTTTACCGCAAGATCGGCATCGGCAGGACACTGGTGCCTCAGTTTCCGACGCATTACACGCATGCGAGCGATCTAGCGCCGCAGCTAACCACTAAACTTCAATCTAAACCAACCTTCAATCCGTTCTTAATAGCAGGAGCCGTATGAGCAAGCCAAATGGACGCCGCCCGACAACCATCAGCACAAAAGCCAAAGAACCACGCCAGTTCGACGAGCTCCAAAAGCTTGCAGGCGAACTGACCTTTCAACTCGGTAATGCCCAGTACACAATGGAAGTCTACCGTAAGGAAGTTGAAGGCCTAATCGAAAGTCTCGAGTCGGTTAACAAAGAGGCCGCTGCGCGTAAAGAGCTGGATAAGGCTACGGCATGAAAACTACAGTAGTAGGCGCTACAGTAACGTACCTTAAACTGCACGCCCCCCTTTACATCTCAGGCGTAGGTCAGTCGGCGGCAACGATCAATACAAACAACGCACAAGAGGTCTTTAAAAACGTCAAGATGTGGGTTGTCAATGAAGGCATCCTGCTTCAGACAACCGCTAAGAACCCAGATCCTAAGAGCCGCCTGTACACCGTACTGATCACCACGTACGAATCCGCAGTCATCGACCTTCCGCCAGATCTTAAAGTCGTAGAACCCAAAGGCAAGTAATGAAACGTCGTCCCTGGGTCAAGGATGATCCAACCCGCGAAACACCCGAGCAGCGGCTGTCGTCTCAGGAAGAGGTACCAGCCGCTGATATTTCGATAGATGCCCTTATCGACAAGGGCCTAATCGCCCTCTCACGAGAGATCCAAAACCTTCTCGTAGCTTCCCGTCACAAGCTGCAACCCGCCGAAGCCAAAGACCTTCGCGACCACCTCAAGCTTCTATTCGAACTCCAAGAGCGCGAGAAGAACGCACTAGACAAACTCAGCGACGAAGAGCTCAACGCGCGCGCCAACCAGGTGTTAAATGACAGTATCAAACAAGACGATCCTAGCTGAAGTAGTCAAACGTAACGACAAGATCAAAAACGCAAAGAAGCTGGTCCTAAAGGGTAATTTCCCACAGCAGGACGCCTTCATTAACGACCCTAGCCGCTTCGTGGTAGCCCAGTGCTCACGCCGCAGCGGTAAGACCAACGGCTTAGTCCTACGTTTCTTTAAGACTATGGAGAAGCACCCTAAGAGCCAATGCCTCTACCTGGCTCACACCCGGGATTCAGCCAAAGAGATCATCTGGCAGGTACTTCAAGAGCATAACGACGCTCACGACCTAGGGTGTACCTTCACTGAGTCCAAGCTTGAGATGACTCACCCAAACGGCTCCAAGCTTCGTATCTACGGGGCTGACATGAAAGACTTTATCAAACGCCTTCGCGGTCGTAAGTACCCAGGCGTAGCAATCGACGAAGCCCAAGACTTTGGCTCTCACTTGCAGTCTCTAATAGACGACGTCGTAACGCCTTCCATAGCCGATTATGCTGATGGCTGGTTAGCAGTCACAGGTACGCCTGGGCCTGTCCCTCAAGGCTACTTCTTCGATATTACGCAGAAGTCACGCTTCGGCTATTCAAAGCATGGTTGGACAATCCTTGATAATCCCTACATGCCAAACCCTGCCAAATTCCTTAAAGAGCTGGTCCAGACGCGTGAGTGGGCAGACGACAACCCTACCTATCGCCGGGAGTATAAGAACGAATGGGTGCTGGACGCTAATAGCCTCTGGATTCGATACTCCAAGGCCGTCAATGACTACCAGGTGCTTCCAACGAACGAGAAGTTCACCTATGTCATGGGCGTGGATATCGGTTTTAGAGATTCGGATGCTATTGCTATCCTGGCCTACAGCGAGACCTCCCCGGTGACTTACCTAGCGGAAGAGTTCTTGATGGCCAAGCAAGATATTACGGCCCTAGCCGAGAATATCAAAGCCTTCACCCAGAAGTACGACATTTCAAAGATCGTTATGGACGAAGGCGGTCTGGGTAAGAAGGCAGCAGAGGAGATGCGTAACCGCTACAGCCTTCCTATCATGCCAGCTGACAAGATTCGTAAGCAAGAAAACGTAGAATTGCTCAATGACTCTATGCGTTTAGGACGATTCAAAGCCCAAAGCGAAACACGCTTTGTCAAGGACAGCTACCTGGTACAAATCGACTGGGATAAGTCCACGCCCAACCGCATCGTTATTAAGAAGAACCCCCACTCCGATATTATCGACGCGGTCTTATACGCTTTTAAAGAATCGTACGCCTATGCCTACCAACCACCAGAACTCCAAGGCCCTAAATGGGGCTCAAAGGAGTGGGCTGATCAGCAGTCCACCGAGATGTTTGAAGCTGAAATGGAAGGCTTTCAGAGGGCTTTAGAGGCTGAAAAGTACGAATTAGGCGAGTAAATAGCCCAAAACAGGACATTCCGGTCAGATTGAACCTACCGGGGAGTACCACGTTGTCACTGCCATTCCTTAAGAACAAAGACCGCATGCTTGGCGGGTTAACCGTTAAAACGCGTGAACCTGACCAAAAGCCGCCTGAAGCTGACGAGTCGAATGCTGACGTCGTAGCCTGCGCGCATGACCTCCTAGCCGCTATCGCTAGCAACGACGCCAAGCGCGTCGCCTCGGTTCTTGAAGACCTCTTTGAGTGCCTTAAATCACGTCCTGAATCTGATGAATCCTACGACTCTCTGAACGAGAAGGCGGCTGAATAATGTTTAAAGTAAAACCGTCAAAACCACGTTTCGCAGAATCGTCTATCGTAAAGCCCCGCATGCTTAAAGGCGAGTCGGACCTCGAGAAGGCCTTCCCTCCTGAAAAACATGAAGGCATGTCAGAAGACAAAGGCCCTGAGCCGAAAGAGTTTGAAAAGAGCCATTTCGCTGAAGGCGGCGAAGTGAATAAGCCTGACTATGTTAAAAAAGAAGACAAGGGCTACGGCTCTATCATCATGCCAAGCGGTCCAGAAGACACGCCTGAGGAAGACCACCACGCGTCGATTGCCGCAGCTATTATGGCCAGAAAAGGCCTTAAGAAGCTAGCCGAAGGCGGCATGATGGACGATTCAGACGACGCCATGCAGGACACGTCCGATGACTCCGACAGCGATTCTATGGACATGGGTCCGAGCTCTACGCTTGTTCGCGGCATCATGTCGAAGCACAAAGCCGAAACAGAGAAGTTCGCTGAAGGCGGCATGGCCGGTATGGACGACAACGAAGAGTCGGCTGACGACGAAGGTTATGACCATGCCGACGACGCTGCTCTCAAAGAGAACTACGACGAAGACTTTAGTCACCTCGATGACGACTCAGACGATGAGATCGGCGACCCCGCTGAGAAACCTAAAATGTCGATCACTGAAGGCATCCGCCGAAAGATGAAGAAGTAATGTATCAAATAGCTGACCTAAAGGATTTGGGTAAGCTGATCGACCTCTGCCGCAAAAAAGGCGTCGACAGTATCACGGTAGATAACGTTTCGATCACCCTCGGCCACCTCCCAGAGAAGGCCGAGAAGGCAACAGACCAATCCTACGATATGCCTCCTGAGGCCTCCTTCCCTATCACATCGGCTGTGACTATGGCCATCGCAACAGAAGAGCTCGATGAAGAGCAGCTCCTGTTCTACAGCTCAAAGGCTGAAAACGAATGAAGATCACAGGCGACAAAGGCCATCCGAACAAAGTCACCTTCAAAACCAAAGACGTCTCCGAAAACCAGGTGATGTCACCGTGGTGGCTTGAGGATAAAGAGGACGTTGCAGCGAGCCTTATGCTCACATCGGCGGCCTACTTAAAAGAGACCCAAGGCTGGCGTTATAAGCAAGCCGCCCTCCATTGCCGCCTCTACGGCGGTCAGAGTCTCTTCGGTTTTGCCGGTTCAGATATGAACAAGATGGAAGGCGGCTCACTTCCAGTTGATCGGCCTACATTCAACCTAATTCAGTCAGCCAGTGACACCCTTATTAGCCGCATTAGCCAGTCCCGCCCAGCACCTAGCTTCCTGACTGACAACGGCGACTATAAGCAACGCAACCTGGCCAAGAAACTTGATAACTTCATCGCAGGTGAGTTCTACCAGACTAAGACTTACGACCTTGCCACTAACATCCTCCGCGACGCTCTAATTTTCGGTACAGGCGTTGCGCATACGTTCGAAACTCCTGATAACCGTATCGGACTAGAGCGCGTACTATTAACAGAGTTGTTCATTGACCCTAATGAATCGATGTACGGTAACCCACGCCAGATTTATCGTCTTAAACTTATCGACCGTGAAGTCCTTATGGCAAACTTCCCTAATTTTGCTAAGAAGATCGAGCTCGCGGCTAAAGGTACACCTGACAACTCGGCCACCGCGTCAAAGACCGTAGCCGACCAGGTGATGGTCGTAGAGTCATGGCACCTACGCTCAGGCAAAAAGCAAAAGGACGGTCGTCACATGATCGCCTGCTCGTCCGGCGCTTTGCTTGACGAAGAGTACGACAAAGACGAATTCCCTTTTACCTTCCTCCATTACAACACCCGCCCATTGGGCTTTTGGAGCCAAGGCATCGCTGAGCAGCTTAAAGGCACTCAGATTGAACTTAACAGCATCCTCTATACGATCTCCAAGGCTATTAAACTCGTCGGCGTCCCCCGGGTGTTTGTTAACCAGGGTTCAAAAGTCTCTAAGACT